GCAGGCTGCTCCACGGGCTGAGCCTGATGGTCGAATAGAGCCTACGCTGCAAGGTGAACTTCCTGCGGCGCAAGGACCCACTGAACCTACATTTACTGAAGCCCCTGCTGCACCCCCTGCTGCACCCGCGAAGCCCAGAACCACCATGCAAGATGTCATCGAGGGGATGACAGACGCCGAGTTGCAGGATGCGCGTAACAATGTAATGTTTAGCCTTCCCGCTGTAGAGGCGGAAATTGTTAAGCGCCAAGAGCAAAAAGCCGCAGCCGCTGAAGAAGCCGAAGCAACCGCAGCAGCCGAACAAACAGTTGGCGCGTTAGCTGATCAATTGCCTAAAGTACAGGCTAAGCGTGGGCGTAAGGCGCAAGAACTGTCACCGGAAGAAAAAACCCGTAAGGATGCAGCGCTCAAGGAACACAAGCGCAAGTATGCACAGGGTAACCGTTCTCTGGAGCGTGCAAGTGCTCAGCTTGCTGCTGCGTCGGCACCCATTGACGAGTCTGCAATCCCGGATGACGATGCGCTGAAAGCTGCGCAGGAAGATCGTCGGTCCAACTTCCTTGAAGCCGTCCGTACCCTGCTGAACATTGAGCGTAACCACCGTGGTACGCCGCTGGCCAACCGAGCCAAAGCTATCTTGGCCGACCGGACCAAGATTTCTCAGAAGGACTACGACAACATTAAAAAAGGTTTCGAGCTTACACACCCGTCAAAGTCTCTTGCGTCCAGCCGCATCAAGCCGAACCCTTTGCTCAAAGGCAACATGAGCGCCATTGCGGTGCTCACCGCAATCGGAAAGAACGGCACGCCTTTTGAGCGGATGATGGCCAACCGACTGCGCAAGTTCTTGGTCGGCGTGCGTGTGTATGTGGTGGAAGAAGGCGACCCAATCCCCCCTCGCATTCGACTTGCTCAGAACGCAGAGTCGTGGGAGCGGGCTCGCGGTGTCTATCTGCCCGCAGATCAAACCGGCCCTCGTGAGGTGTACCTGCGCGGTGCTAGCTTTGGCTACCAGAACGGCGTCAACAACGTCACTGCACTGCACGAACTTCTGCACGCCGCAATCAACCACCGCATCGGGCTCGGCCTTGTAGGGAGCATGAGGGGCCAGCAGGACGTACCGCTTGTTCGTTTTGTGCAAGAGCTTAACGGGTTGATGATGAACGCAGGGGATCAGTACCTGCGTCTGGAGCGTGCTGGTCTGCTTCCCGAGCGTTTGCGCAACCTCGTTGAAGCTACCGAAGTTGAGGATGTGGAGTCGGGTGAGGTTGAGTTTGAGATATTCACCTTGCCATATGAGTTCTTGGCCTACGGCTTGACTGATCCAGTCTTCCAGCAGTTTCTCATGTCGATGGGCGGTACACGCACGGAGGAGTCCGGGTTCAGCCGCTTTGTAAAGGGCATCCTTAAATTTCTGGGTCTGGGACCCAAAGAGTTCACTGCTCTGTCGGACCTCATCAACATCACAGACGACATCTTCACTTCGGCCACTGCCAAACTAATCGCGCCTTCTGGTAATGGTCGGGCGTTTAAGGCGTCAAAAATTAAGCTGACCCCTGAGGAAATTGCTGCCGCCAAAGAGCAGAAAAAAATTGACAGAGCAGTAGCTGAAGCCGCTGCTAAGTTTGATACGTCTAAACTAAGCGAAGAGTACTCCAAAAGCGTATCAGCATTGCAGATGGCGCAGGACCCCGCTAAAGTCATCCCTACTCTGCGTGGATTGTGGAACGGAGCCACGGAAAAGACTCGGCGCGGACTTGTTAAAGCCCCCACAACTGAGTTCATCGCTACTTGGGCTGGGCAAAATGTGCCCGAGCTGAAGAACACGGCTACGCTGCTGCAAAAGATGAACGGTCTGATGATGCAGTTGCTTAAGGCTTCTGGCGAACTTACAAAGGAAATTGAGCGAGCCTACCGCAAGGACCCGTCGCTGCGAAACAAGTTGGACCGTATTACCCGTATGGCTACGCTAGCCGAGGTGGACCCCGGAGACCCAACAGCTACCAAGCGCAGCAAAGAGTTGGACAAGCAGTATGCCGACCTTGGCGCTGACGGCCAGCGAATGTACAAGCGCATCAGAGACCACTATGCGTCGCTGTCGGACTACTTTACGCACCTGCTTGACGAGCAGATCACAAGGTCCGGCCTGCCAATTGCAGAGCAAGCCAACCTGATAAAAAAGATTCGGTCCATGTACGAGACCGGCAGCAAAATATCGCCGTACTTCCCACTTGTGCGCCGGGGCGATTATTGGTTTGCAATGGGTACCGGAAAGAATCGCACCTTCATGATGTTTGAATCTTTACCCGAGCGAGACCGCGCAGTCGATGGATTCTTGAACGAACGGGTCAAGAAAAAAGCTGGTGAGAGTGATGCGGCTTTTTCTAAGCGTCGTGGTGAAGTTCTTGAGGAGTTGCTTTCGGACGAAACTTGGGCTATTGGTAACGACATTAGCTCTCTGCGCCAAAAGACAACTCAGACAAGCCAATTACTGACCGGCATGTTCTCGGCTATCGACGCATCCAAGATGACTGACCCGGATGCAAAAGAAAAACTCAAGGACGACATTTATCAGTTGTACTTGCAGACAATGCCAGAGCAGAGTTTTCGTCGGCAATTCATTCATCGTAAAGGTGTGGCTGGTTTCCGCACCGATTTGTTGCGCGATGTGGCTGACACCACTTCTAAGATGGCTGTGCAGTTGTCTCGCATCAAGTACGCCCCGCAACTTCGCAACTCAATCTCTCAAGCAAGGGACTCTGTAGCCAACCGCCCAGAGTTTGAGCCGTTTGTAGCGGAGATGAAACAGCGTGTGGACGATGCGTTGAACCCCGGTGCGGAAGGTATCGCCACTAAGATAGCCGACGCACTAAATAAATTTGCGTTTATCTATTACCTCGGTGGCGCTTCGTCCGCGCTCTTGCAGCCGCTGAGTCTTATCCAGACGGGTATGCCCGTGCTCTCCCGTTACGGCGCTATCAATGCTAATCGTGAGTTTCTGCGAGCAATGCAGGTGTGGAAAACTCTAGGGGTGTACAAAACCAACCGTGATGGCACCAAATCTTGGACTGCACCTTCTATGGAGTTTGCCAAGAATTTGTCGGCGGATGAGCGGCTTGCGGTGCGGGAGATGCTGAGCCGAGATGTAACTACATCTACGTATGCCAACGCAGTGTTTGACTACAAAGTCACACCGTCGGACAAACTTAGCGGTCCGGTTACTCAGTTCGGTAAAGACTTTGTTAACGTCACTGTCCTTGGTGGGCTGATGCACTCGACCGAGCGTTTGACTCGGGAGATGATGTACCTCATGTCCTACCGACTCAACCGGCAAGCGGGTAAGGATCATGCCCAGTCGGTTGATCAAGCGGTATTTGACACTAACGAGGCGCTTGGCAACTACGGCGAGTACAACAGACCCACCTTTATGAAGGGTGCAACGGGCAAAGTGCTTACGCAGTTCATGATGTATCCGGTACACGTAACACTGTATCTGCTGCGCAATTTTGTTGAAATCATTCGCCCGCTGGATGGACGCACACGCTGGGAAGCAACTAAAAAATTCTTTGGTACTCTGGGCGCTACCTTTGTGCTTGGTGGTGCAGTGGCACTACCTATGTTCAGTATGGTCATGGGCTTTATCGGTGCAGCTTGGAGCGCACTCAGTGGTGACGATGATCGCCCAAAAGAAATCCGCGACATGAGCTACGAGTTGTGGTGGCGCACAGTGTGGCTTGACGAGATGCTCGGCGAGACTCGGATCGGTGGTGTCAGGTTGTCTGATGTTGTTGAGCGCGGCCCGATGAATGCGATTACAGGTGCTGACATTTCCAGTCGCACTAGCCTAAACAACATGTGGTTCCGCGAATCTAAGGAGACCAAAGACGTACGGGAAGAGGCAGCAGCACTAGCTCTCGAAAAGGCTGGTCCTGCGGCAAACGCAATCTTGTCGATGGCCGAAGGCATCAGTGCGGGCGTCTCCGGGGACTACAAAAAAATGGTGCAAAAGATGGCACCGGCTGGATTCCGTAACTTTGCGGGCAGCTATAACTTGTACATGGAAGGTGCCAAGGACAACAAGGGCACTCAAATCCTGTCACGTGATGCGTTTACCACGGGCAATCTGCTGTTTCAAGCTGTCGGCTTTCGGCCAGATTTGCTGGCCAACACGCAGTACGTGAACTTCAAGGTCATTGGTCTTGAGCAAAAGATTCTTAACCAACGTGGCAAACTGCTCGATCAACTTGACCGTAGTTATCGTGAAGGTGATGCTGACGCATACGCAAAGTATTTTAAAGACTGGCAAAAGTTCAACGCGCAGTACCCCACGTATCGCATTGAGATAGACGATCTAGTCAAGTCACTTGAGAAGAAAGCCGAACGTAGGGGTAAATCTTGGCGTGGCCTTGATCTAACCGAGAAGAACGTGCCAATCTTTGGTGAGGTTATGCGTCCATCTCGCGCCGCTGCCGCAGAAAAAGAAGCCGCTGCCCAGAAATAAAAACCCCGGCACAAAGGCCGGGGCAAACAGGAGAAAGGGTAGACGCTGGCAACTGAAACCAGCGCAGCAAGTGTAAGCTATATGCGCCACACTCGCAAGCCCTTTACCCCATCTTCAACAACTACTTTGCTAAGTACGTCCACTCGCAGTCGGCGGGTGACTGTATCCAAAGTCTTCCGGGCTTCTTTTTCATCAATGCAGGGTACAAAAAAACTGTACCCCTTGCGAAACTTTTTCCAATTAATCTGGTACGCCACCGTCTCGATCTTCATTGGCGGGCACCTCAAGTTGCAGGAATTCTGAAGCCACGGTGTTGAACTTCAGCACTCTAACCGCTGGGGAGGCTACCTTCATCCCCTTAGACATCCGCTTGTTAGTGGCTTCAATGAACACCCCAATTTTGCCAAGCTCTTGCAGCGTCGAGCGATAGTTGATTTGCTGCGTTACACAAAACTTCTTGAAAACATTGGCTGAAATATAAAGGTCTTTGGTGTCAGGCTCGTAGCGGATCATCAACTCACCCTTTGGTTCCATCAATGGCAAAGCGGCCATGTTGCTTCGGCTGTCGATGGCGTCATTTACAACCAAGGCGTTATTAATATGAGAGTTGATAAATTCACCAATGATGGTAAGTGGGTTGGCTTGCGGTGGTTTGATCTCCTGTCGCATGTTGTCCAACATTTCTTTGACCCACTGATAGATCGCCGACATGTCAAAGCTATGCAGGCCCAGCTTGCGGGAGATTAGGCCACCTGCAATGTTGCAAGAAACAACGCCAGACCAAAACCGCTCACGAGCGGTAAACTGCACTTCTTTGTCGATTCGGGCCTGTATCTGGCGTACCAAGTCAACGGCTTCTTCCATGTTGTTGACCAGCCACTGCGCGTAAATCTCCATAGCGTGACCGTAGTTTTCCCGCAACTGATGGTCAAACATCTGCTTGCCTACATCTGGTGGAATAAGATTAGACGGCTCAATCTTGTACTCAAGCAGCCGCATCGACTCACCGTCGGGGCTGTTCTTGGCAACGCCGAGCTTCTCGTAAAAGCTAGCATTAGCAGAGCACAGGGTGATGCCTTGCCATTTGGTGTTGTTAATCCTCAGCTCATTGGTCTGACCCTTCATTTTGTTTTTTCCACGGCCTTGGCTGATGCTGTACGCCAAGTCTGAAAACTCCATGCCACTGAGGTTGGTGATCTCATCTATTGTGTTGGCCAGATTGTTCATGACTCCAAGTTGATGAATCTTGGCGTTAAACGTATCTTTGTACATAGATGTAAGCTCTTTGGGCTGGCCAGAGATGCTGTTACACATAAACAAGGCTGTGGACTTACCCGACCCAGACTCAGGATGGATAAGGTTAATGATCGCCCCCTCCAACCCAGTGAACTTCAACAACGGCGAGCCAAAGCCAGTCAATGCAGCAAATGCTTGTGGCTCAAGTCCGGGCTGCGCGTAGAGATTAAAGACCTCTTTCCACTTATCAAAAGACCCTTTAGTGTGGAGCTTTTCAGCCACATCCTTTGTGGTACTGGACGGCGGGCTGTAGAACACACCGTCTTTTGTGATTTCCTTGTCGCCAAGGATAAACTTACTGTTACCGTCGGCCCAACCGAACTGCGTTCTCATGGTCTCTGCTTTCCTTGAATATTGAAGGTTCTTAACAGACATAAGCACATACGTGGTCAAGTGCTCGTACTGCCCCTTGTATGTCACAAGCCCATGCTGGGCCAATGCTTGCCGTAATCCGTCCTTGGAACAAATTACCGAGGCTGTCAGCGTGAACTCTCTCACGCCATCGTGTGGAAGGTGCAGTCGAAACAGCGCAACCTCCCCCAATTCCGGGTCGATCATGCGTTTGACGGCATAGAAATCGTGCTCATACACAAGCGGCGGTTCGACTTCATCGCCTTCTTCGGGTGGCTTCCTGTAGATACCGCCGTTCTTCCCCCTGAAATACGGGAACGGATAATCTGGTATCTGATATTTTGTGACTTGCCCTTCCTCCTCGATCTCAACTTCGTTGTCTTCCGGGTCGGCTGCTTCAATGTCTATACCGAGCATAATCGGCGATTTGATCTTGCCTTGATGCTGGCACCCTAAACACCCTCCGGGGTTGCGCTCTTCGAATGTCGTGCAATGATGTGGGCCACCCAACTTGCGGCTGTTCCTGAGTTTGGATTCAACTTGCACCGGATCGTACTCAGGGTGCTCGCTTGACATTTTGTGTGCGGCTTCATCTCCGTCTACACAGTACGCCGCGATGGATAGGGCTGACACCCACAGCGGCTCACTAAGCTCCGCTTGATTTGCAAAGCAGTAGTTAAGCTGAGCGCAACCGTTTTCAGCCTTGAGCATGATGGTTTTGAAGCGCTTGACCTTGTTCTCCATCAAAGCCTGCATCATTGGGCTCATGGGTGCTGGGATAAAGTCAGGTGCCTCGTCGGGCTCGGCTTCGGGTGCACCGAGCAAGTTGACCCAGTCCTCGTAGCTCAGTTCAGTGGTGTGCGCATTCCAAACGACAACTTCTTTGGGCTCCTCTTTATTTTTAAAATTAAAGGCCCCCGCAGGACGCAGGATGCGCGAGGCTTCAAACACTTTTTCGTCAACGATTAACCCGTGCTGCTTACACAGTTGCTTGAGGCGCTTAGCTAACGGTGTCCACTCTTTTCTAGACAGAGTGCGGTCTATAAGCCAGTACGCATGTATGCCGTTCCCGGAGTTAACCAGAATAGGCTTTGGCAGTGAGACTGCCTTGCAGAAATTTTGCAGCTCGGCAAGTCCTGTCTGTTGGTCAAGGTACCCTTCAACAATACCTTTGGAGTTAGGCACGCCCTTGGTAGGGCCGCAATCAATGTCCATCCACAACGCTCTGAAGTGCAGTGCGTTTTCATGTGTGCGGTTGTTCAGCGGACCAAACTTAGCGCACCCAAAGTAGGCATCAATTCCAGAGTCCACAAATTCTTTAATGAATTCGTCGGCCTCGGCTCTTGTCTCCGCAAATCTTTGATCTGGGTACCGACCTATACCAATGATGCAAAAGCGTCCCTCCGTCGGTAAGACGGTGTCAAGGAGGTCGAATGACATGGTTTATTTTTTGTTGAGGCTAGCAATGTATCTTTCGACGCGAGCATGCACCAAGGAGTCGGGGGCGGTGTCCCCCTTAAACCAGTTGTAAACCGTCATGCGGCTGACACCGAAGTAGTCAGCCACCGTGCTCACACTGATATTCTTCTTGATACATGCCCGTCCTAAAGCTACACCGAGAGACTTGACGCTGGCCTTTTTGTTGGCGTACACCAAGCTCTGACTGTAACCATAGGACATGCTTACTCCTCGTCCGCCCAAGCCTTGACCACCGAGTCCAAGTCTTTCTTGGTAACGGTAGGGGCTTCAGCTTTCTTGCTCTCGCGTTTGACCGGCTCGGCCACAACCGCCTCAGTTTTTACCGCTTTAGGCGCGTCCAGCTTGGGAGTTCGACCCGACACATCTGCCTGATATGGGGTCATTACAACCATCTTTTGCACCTCAGGCTTTTTAACGACCTCGCTTGTAACTGCGTACTCGCCTTTATTAATGAACCGCAGTGGGGTGAAGAGCACCGATTGGTTGTCGTTGTCCTCATTAAAACTGATCTGCGTAACCACATAGTCCAGAGACTTGCCGTTGTTTGACAGGTACTTGGTGTAGCTCTCAAAGGGATGAGTGTTATCGCCGACTGAGTCACCAAACAAAGACTTGGATGCCAAGTTCATTTGATATACACGGCCTTCCAGCGAAGTACCAAAGTCTTCTTCCAGCGTCAGCGCGATACGGCGACTGTAGCGGCAGGCTTTGGAGTTACCTTGACCAGAACCTTTGATGTTTTGCGCACAAGAGTCGCAACGCTCAGACTGTGGGTTGGCTGCACCCGCATCAGGAGCTTGCCCATCGTTACTGAAACAGTCGGGCGCGGTAGGCTCGGACTCGGGACTCCACTGCTTTGCGTAAAAGATGCGGCCAACCTTGGGGGATGCGTTGACGATGATGGTGTTGATGGTGCCCTTGACTTTGCCCATCTCTTCGCCACCGACGACTTTGCGGAATATACCGTTCTTGGGCACGATACGTGCGACGCCAGTACGCCCAGCAAGCTGCTTGGTAAGGTCGCTAACACCTGCGGTCTGCAAAAATTCTGGGAGGCTTTGATCAATCACAGTGATGTTGCTCATTTGGTTTCTCCTTTGAGGAAAGTAACGATGTCTGCGGCCATCAAGAACACGTCGCCTTCGTTTTCAAGATGCTCGTTAAAATATTTGATTGCCAGCTCTAAGGCTGCAAGTCTGATCTGCACTTCTGAACTCATTTCAACTTCCTTTTGAACGTCTAACAACCACGGTATACGCGCTTTCCACATTGAGGCCAATGGGAAGCAGGTCTGGATTCTCAGAGAGGAACTCCTTCATGTGTGTCTGATGAAGTCGCTTCTCCAACAGGCCGAATGCATCTTGCTCTTTGATGAACCGATACATCGAATCCCAATCGTTCGTCCAATACCGTGACTTAATAGAACGCACGATTGTGCCGTAGGGGGTGCGGATGCTATCCGCATTGAACTGTTTGCAGGTCTCAAGCATCTCAGCCTCGACAAGCTCCATTTGAGCCTCAATCTCGGCTACCTTCTTGCTGCACTCTGCCTCGATGCGCTCTTTGGCATCGCGCATCTTGATGTAAATCTTGGTCAGTTGCGCCATTGTGTGGCTGTCTTTAGAGGGCGTTTCGCCCTGAACTTCATCGTCCATGTCTACTCCTTTCGCGTGTATTATATGGTGCCGTTTGACAATGTCAAGCGGTTTCTTCATACACCGACAAAATTTCTTGTCGGTACAGATCAACGATCTCAGTGTGGTTGCTGATGTTGTTGCGCAGCAGTTTGTACATGCGCTCCTCAACCGGACTGCCCTTGATGTGGATGACAGTCATGGGGTTTACTTGCCCCGGTCGGTCAATACGGGCGTTGGCTTGAAGGTAAGTCTCAACACTCGTGCATGGAGCGTACCAGATGATTGTGTCGGCTGCGGTAAGGGTAAGCCCGTGGGAGGCGGCTTGCGGCTGAATTACCAGCACCTTTGGATCGCTGTCGCATTGGAACCTTTGGACTACGTCGGCTCGTTTGCCCACACTAACACTGCCATCAATGACTTCACAAGCTACGCCGTTCTTTGACAGAAAATCACGAACCATTGCAATGGTGTGCGAGAACGGTACAAAGATAAGAACCTTGTTACTGCACTCATCTACAACTTCCTGCACCACATTGAGTCGGTTGCTTACGTCAAAATCTACAACTTCGCCGGTATCTGTGTAGACCGAGCCACAAGAAATCTGCAAGAGTTTGCTGATCTGCACCGCAGCGTTGACGGCTGTGACTTCTTCCCCTGCGGCTTCGATGAGCATCTGCTTGGCAAGCAACTTGTAAAACCCTGACTGCTGTGGCGTAAGCGGAGCATCTCGGTCCATGAACGTAACGGGCGGGAGGTCAAGACATTGCTTCTTCTCAAATCGAATGGCCGGTTGAAGCACATTGTGGACAATGGATTTTGCTTCGGGTCTAGGGAGCCAACGATACATGCTGACCTTGGTCATTACACGATCACGGAACTCCGCAAAAAACTTGGGCACTTGCGAAGGCGCAACCAACTTAGCCAATCCGTATGCATCCACAGGTGACTGAGCAGCGGGTGTACCCGTGAGCATCCACAGACCCTTGACATATTTGCACACATCGCGCATGTCTTTCCATCGCACAGTGCGTGAGTTTTTGTACGCTGATGCTTCGTCAATGACGACCAGATCAAAGCCGCCGTCGATGATCTCTTGCTTGAGGATGCTGACACCGTCAAAGTTAACGATGACGAACTCGGCACCCTTGGTAATGATCTCTTTGCGTTTCTTTGCTGAGCCGTAAGCAACAGACACCGTGCGATGCAGCGCAAACTTGAACAAGTCGGCTTGCCATGCGCTGTACATAATCGACAGCGGGCACACCACTAACACTCGTCTAACAACACCCAGCTTCATCAAGTAATCGACGGCCCAGATAACCGATGCTGTCTTGCCCGTGCCCTGCTCGTTAAAGCAGAACGACTTTGGGTTGCTTACTAGGAACTCTGCTGTGGCCTTCTGATGCTCAAACGGGCTGAACCCCGGAGGCCGGGGCCAGTCATACTCTGATAAGTTCATTAGTTCATCTCTTTCAATCTAACCTGCAACTTGTTTTTGTCAACCTGCATTTTTCCTGCGTCTAACAATCGTGTATGGAGGGGGTCTACTTCTTGCTCACCCACGGGGCCACTTACCAATTCGTACCAAGGCACCCACCCCCGCCCATATTTGAGCAGCCAAATCTGTTCGTCGGTCATTTCTTCTTGCGCTCTTTGGTGCTGACTTCAGACACTAGCTGGTGGTTGCTATTGCGCTTGAACGAGCGGTTTTGCGTTGCGGGCTGTAGCTTGGTACCGTCTTTGTTTGAGCCACCCCGAGATAAAGCCCTGATATGTGCAACATCCTTGCCTTCGCGGACATCAGCCGTGCCGTTGCCGTTATGGTCGGGGTGTTTTTTGTCAATTGCTTCTCGCGCCTTTCGGCGTTCTGTTCTACGTGCATCTTCTCCTCGTGCAAGTTGCTGTTGATATTCTTTTTTGTAAGGGCGGGGCTTGTTAACGTATGGCATGTTCAACTCCGGTTGTATTCACATTGCCGCACCGAGCAGAATTTGCAAAGTGGGCCTTCCTTAGGGTTCCACACTCCATTTTCTAATGCCGCTTCAATCCTTGCAACATCTTGCGCAGGTGCTTCGATGTACTTTTTGGCCATTTCTGCATGGTGCTCAGCTCGGACAAACTCCTTGGAGACTACAAATACCAATGCGCTCCTCACCCGTTTGACCTCTGGGAACTTGGCAAAGATTCCGCAGGCGACAAGATCAAGCTGTTTTACGTCTGCGTACCTTGCGCTTTTACTGGTCTTGTAGTCCACCGAATGAGCCACTCCTGTTTCCCGGTTAATTACAACCAAGTCGGCGATGCCGTGCCACCATACGTCTGGGGCGCTGAACTCACAGGCCTCCAAGTCCTTTGTCAACCCCAACTTCACTTCACACAGCTTGTCTCCCGGTATATCTTTAAGAGCATCTAATGTTGCCCGCATGTAGCCAAACTTGTCGGGGATCGGCTTACCGTCACGGATGTATTCTTCAGCCACCGTGTGTGCTGCGCTGCCGTAAAGAGTGGCTTGCGTTGGCGGCTCAACCACATCTTTGGCTACCTTGATGTGGTAATACTTCTTCGGGCATTGCTGAAAAGTTTTAAGGCTGCTGAAGGACCATACAACACCCATCACACACCTTCTTTCATATGCTTAACCGAGTTGATAGCCAACTTGATCTCAACCGCAGCCTCAAAAAGCAGTTCGATACCCTCGTCGAAGTTTCGACGTAGCAGGGCGTCATGTGCGTCCTTGAGTTTGCGCTCGGCCATCATCATTGGGTGGGCATAGTCAATGAGCGAAGATGTCGTTGATTCGTTTGGTAACTTCATGATGGAAATGCCAGTAAAGTAATGGGTCTGCTTTCTCGATGTGCTCTATCCAAAATTCAACTCCTTCGCGTTTAACGGGGATGACGCCTTTGTCCAATTGTCGCTGCATCCACTTCCACCCTTGGTGAATCATCTCTATGTCATATATCCGCTTACGTAGCTGCTCCGTGTCTCGGAACTGCTCCCGCGCAGCGTCTTCCGGGTTTATGATGGCCCACAGCTTGCGGTTTGGATGCTTGAGCAATCGCAGGGCTTTGGCTTCAAGTTGTCTTATGCGTTCATGGCTCAACTCATATATATCTCCCACCTCCTTGAACGTGAACTCATGGCTTAGCTCAATACCGAATCGCAGGCGCAGTATCTTTGCCAACCGAGAGTCCAAGCCGTCCAACAGTTTTGCGAGTTCTCGCTGCCGTTCTTTTTTCCACAGCTCCTCTTCTGGGTTTACCACTTCATCATCTGGCTCAATGCAGGGCAGCGGCGGCATGTCCTCATCGTTGCGGTATCCATAATAGTAATACGTCTGTTTGATGAGAGCATCTTCAGCGCTCCCAGTGAACGTACCATGAGGGAGCGATTTCCCCCTGCGTATCTTGTTCCTGCGGCCATTAGCAGTCGCCATAGCTGTCTCCATACCCAGCTTCACAGTTAAGGGGGAGGTCTGGAGCCCACACGGGCCTCAGACGCATACATAATTCAACGTATTCCTTAGCGGCCTCAGCCTCAGCCTTAGGGACAATACAGGCAATCGCATCGTGCACCGTCATAACAACCCGGTATTTTTTTGCCACCATCAACATCTGAGTGCCGATAACGATACGGGCTAGCGCTTGGCATACGTTCTCGATGACTTTACCACCGTAGATGCGGTTTGGCACCACCTGTTTGCCCCGTTTGGTGTCATAGACCAGCTCGATTTTCCCTTCGGGGGTTTCGTGTTTTCTGAGGTGGGGGTACTTGATGTACAACTCGTTGGGCAACCGAATGCCTTTGTGGCCCTCTACCCACAGCAGGCTATCCCTACCCAGCTCGGCATATTGATTGTTCATGATTGCATTGAGGACGGTGCCAGCCTCTTGCCATAGTACGGGGATGCGCGGATAGGTGCGGCGGTAAGTGTCGATGATCCGTTTGGTTTCATCCAAACTCACCATGACGCCAAAGTTCTTGAGTTGAGTCTGGAACTTGAGCGCCCCCATGCCGTAACCAGCGCCAAGAATTGTGGTTTTGCCCACGAACCGTTCATCCTTGGTAATGTCTTGGGTAGACTTGCCGTAGATCGCCGAAGCCATAATTCGATACACATCCTCGCCCCGATCAAACGCCTCGACCAAATCCTCTTGCCCTGCTAACCATGCCAAAGTACGAGCTTCAATCTGAGACGAATCAGAGTCAAGAATTACGTAGCCGTTAGGCGCAACGATGGCTTTTTTTAGCGGAGAACTGCGTGGCAGGTTCTGCAAATTGAGCTTGTCATCCCCACCCCAACGACCTGTGTGCGCTGCGTAATACCGCAGAGGTACAGGAAGCGGACCCCGCTCAGCAATGCCGAGGAACCGCTCGGTTCTTGTTTCTTCTAGCGTTGACTTGACACCCAGCCGTGCGGCGACAAGTGTCTGCACCCGAATATCCTCGTGTTCCAACAAGCCTTTAAACTCTTCGTCCGTCTTGGAAAATGCGAATGTTTGTTTGCCTGTAGTCGGGCTGATCTTCATCGGTGGCTGCACTCCACAAGCAGTTAGGAGCGTAGCAAACTTCGGGTTGCTCATGATTTCCTCCCGAGTGACGCTGGAAATGTTACCCATGAGCTTTTCTTTGGACTCTTGGACTTCCGCCAAGTGCCTCACTAACACCGATTTATCCAACTGCAACACCGGATCACTGAACATCCGTACAGTCAGGTCGATTAAACGCAACTCCTCGGGTGGAAATTGTGCGCTCATCGCTTTAAACAAACCCCAAGTCAGGGCCACATCGTTTTTGCAGTACTCACCGTACCGGGCGAGATGGTCGGGTGAAAAATCATCACGCCGCAGCCCTACAGCCTGAACAACCTCGGTACCCTTCTCACCCAAGCCGTAGTGCTCGGCCAGTACTTTAAGACTCCCACCAACCTCAGTACCGTGAAGCGCTCGGCCCATTGACAGCGTGTCCAACCACCCTTTGGGTCTTATGCCAAACTTCCATGTCAAGATCGCTGCGTCGAACGGTGCGTTGTGGGCTAGCGCCAGACACTTATCCCACTCATAGGTCTTAAGGAACTGGTAAACATTAATCTCGTCCCCGCTGAACCAGACCGGCTCCCCGTCATCCTCCTGCACTGATACGCCGATGACTTGGAACTGAGGGTCCCG